AATTAAAAAAAGGGGGGGGGGGGGGGGGCGGGTTGGGGGGGGGGGTTTTCGTGGGCCCCCCGCCTGTTTCAGGATCCCTCTTGCGGTCTGTTCGTTTACTTCCGTGTGCCTGGGGATCGGGATCTTGATTCCAGGCTTTTGCGGATGCTGAGCGAGGTCGTGATTCCCACCGTGGATGATGACCCATCCAGCCTTCCGCAGTGCCTTGTCAATGTCTTTTCTTTTCATTGTTTCCCTCACCTCTTGCTGCTATTATAACACGTAAAAATACGTATGTCAATAGTGACACGCAAAAATACGTAAAATTTTCGGAGGAATACACTCATGACTGACGAGAAAAAGGCCACCACATTTGAAGACAGCGCCGCGCAGGCGGAGCGGCTGGAGGCTTCGGCCCGGTCCGAGGCAGACAGCGGGACCTACACCCACGTATTCAAACGCCCCTTCACCCACGGGGGCGTCACCTACGAGCACCTGACCTTCGACTGGGAGAGCCTGAGCGGGAAGGACAGCGTGGCCATTGAGCGAGAGCTGCGGGGCGTCAAAGTGACCGTTGTGCTTGCGGAGTTCACGCCGGAGTATCTGGCGGCTATGGCGGCCCGGGCCTGCACCTACCGCAATGCCGACGGCTTCCGAACGGTCAACACGGACCTGCTGTACGCCCTGCCCCTGCGGGAGTTCCGGCAGATCTGCAATGCGGCCCGGCGTTTTTTGCTGCGGTCGGGATCAGAGTGGGAGACGGAGGGCGGTGGCTCCGGAAGCAATGCCTGATCCTGGCAAGGAACAACTGCACCCCTGTATCGGATTGGCTGTCCATGCCGCTGTCGGAGCTGAGGCTGTGGATCGGAGCCAACAATGAGATAGAGGCGGAGAACGCGCAGCGGAGAAGGGAGGCCTCTGGTGGCAAGTAGAAAAGAGTACGGCCTGGACTTCGTGCTGAATGCCGCTCTGAACGGGGGGTTCAAAGGGGCGTTCAGCAGTGCCCAGGCGGAATTTGCAAAGCTGGGGAGCGAGATCCGGGATCTGGGCCGCATCCAGTCGGACGTCTCCTCCTATCAAAAGCAGCAGGCGGCAGCGGCAAACACGGACGCCAAGCTGCAAAACCTTCAGCGGCAGTATGACCTGCTGCAACAGGAGATCGGCGAGACGGCAGGTCCCACTACGGCCCTTGAGCGGGAGCAGGCCAAGCTGGAGCAGCGCATCCGGGACACCGAGACCGCCCTGGAGCGGCAAAAGCAGCGGCTGGAGGCCACCGGCTCCCGGCTGAAGGAGGCCGGGGTCGACACGGCGGACCTGGCCGGAGAGAGCGCCCGCCTGTCAGAGGAGCTGGAGGAGCTGAGAGCGCGGCAGGAGGATGCCGCTGAAAGCGTCCGCGCCGCAGGGCAGGCGTACCAGGAGGCTGGCGAGGACGCGGAGGACTTCGGGACGCGGGCATCAGAGGCGTTCTCCGCCGCCCAGCAGGCTTTGGTCTCCGCTGGGATCGCGGGGGCGCTGCGGGAGATCAAGGACGCCTATACGGAATGCGTCAGTCTGGCCGGAGACTTTGAGGCGGGCATGAGCGATGTGAAGGCCCTGTCCGGCTCCACGGCCCTGGAGATGGCGGAGCTGACGGCAAAGGCCAAGGAGCTGGGGGCGGAGACCAAGTACACCGCCCTGCAGTCCTCCGAGGCCATGGGCTATATGGCGATGGCGGGCTGGGACGCCCGGGAGATGCTCTCCGGCACGCCCGGCGTGATCGACCTGGCCGCCGCCTCCGGAGAGGACCTGGCCCAGGTCAGCGACATCGTCACCGACAACCTGACCGCCTTCGGCCTGAAGGCGTCCGACACAGCCCGCTTTGCAGATGTCCTTGCCGCAGCGGCCACCAGCGCCAACACCGACGTCGGCATCATGGGCGAGACCTTCAAGCAGTCCGCCTCGGTCGCCGGGGCCCTGGGCTACAGCATCGAGGATGTGGCAGTGGGCGTGGGGCTCATGGCCAACGCGGGTGTGAAGGGCTCCATTGCCGGTACCGCGCTGAAAAACAGTTTCAATGGCCTCCTGGAGGGGGTGACGCTCACCAGCGACGCCTTTGGGGAGTACCAGTACTCCGCAGTCCAGGCGGACGGTACCATGAAAGGTTTTGGCTCCACCATCGAGGAGCTGCGCGGGTACTTCGAGCAGATGACTAAGGCCGAACGGGTGGCCAACGCCCAGGCGATCGCCGGAAAAGAGGGCTACAACGGCCTGCTGGCCATCCTGAACGCCGCAGACAAGGACTACCAGTCCCTCACAGACAGCATCAACGACTGCGCGGGCGCGGCAAAGCGCATGGCGGAGATCAAGATGGACAACCTCAACGGCCAACTGACCCTGATGGACTCCGCCTGGGACGCCCTGCGCACCACCATCGGAGAGGAGTTCAACCCGGAGCTCCGCCGTCTGGCCGAGACCGGCACGGATGTCCTGGGATGGGCCAACAGCTTTGTCCAGGCACACCCCGCCCTGGTCAAGGGCGTGATGACGTTCACCGGCGTCATGGGCAGCGCCGCCGTGGCCGTCACCGGGGTGAACGCCGCCCTGGCGGCCTTCAAGGCCCTCAACGTGGCCGCGCTCTTTACCGGCCCCGTCGGAGCCATCCTTGGCGGCGCCGCCGCTATGGCCGCAGTCACGGCGGCTGTGGTGGGCTTTGTGACGGCGGCGGACGACGGCGTCCCCTCTGTCCGGGAGCTGACGGAGGCCGCCCGGGAGCTGGACGGCACTCTGGAGGCCGCCGCCGGGACCTATGACAGCACCGCATCCTCTGTGATCGCCGCCGCCAATGTGGCGGATACCTACATCAGTAAGCTGGAGCAGATGGGCAGCTACGCCCGGCTGAGCGAGGCGGACCAGCGGGAGTACCACAACACCTTGGCCCTCCTGTGTCAGACGGTGCCGGAGCTGGCGGACAGCATCGACCTGGAAAACAACGCCATCCACGGCGGTACTGCGGCCCTCCGCGCCAATACGGAGGCGTGGAAGCAGAACGCCATGGCCCAGGCGTACCAGGAGCAGCTGACCGCTGTCTACGCCGCCCAGGCTGACATCCTCATCGAGGCGGAGAAAAACAGCATCGAGCTGACCCGGGCCCAGACAGCCCTGGAGGCGGCGGAGAAGAAGCGGTCCGACACCCTGGCGCGGATGAACGACATCCAGCTGGCTCAGACCGGGGCCGGAGATGACCCGGAGAAGGTCCGGGCCCTGCAATACGAGTACGACCAGATGGAGATGTCCCTGGGTGATGTGGAAAATGAGATCATCCAGTCTCGGAGCGCAGTAGATGCCTATACCAAGGCCATCGCGGAGGACGAGGCGGCGGTCGCCTCCGCACAAGAGGAGATCGAGCTGGCCGAGGAGGCGTTTCGCAACCTGACCGGCGCGACGGAGGAGCAGACCGCGGCGGAGACCGATGCCGCCGCCCAGACCCGGGAGCTCCAGGGCGTGCTGGGGGATGTCACCGGAGAACTCACCGTCCTGGCCGCATCGTATCTGGAGGCGTATACCGCTGCGGAGGAGTCCATCTCCGGGCAGTATGCCCTGTGGGACAAGGCGGCGGAGGTGGCCGCTACCAGTGCAGGGTCCATCAACGCCGCCCTGGACAGTCAGCTCACCTACTGGGAGCGGTACAACGAGGACCTGGACGCCCTGGGCGAGCGCAGTACCGATATCGCGGGGCTCAGCGACATGATCGCCTCCTTTGCCGACGGCAGCAAGGACAGCGTCAATGCCATCGCCGGTATGGCAAGCGCAAGCGACGAGGACTTGCGGACCATGGTGTCCAAGTGGCAGGAGCTCCAGGAGCAGCAGTCCGAGACCGCCGGGAGCCTGGCGGAGCTGGTGGCCGGGTTCCCGGAGCAGGTCGACACGCTGGTGCGCTCCATGGAGGACGGCGTGACCGGGATGAGCCTCCCGGATGAGGCGGAGGAGAGCGCCCGGAGCACTATCCAGGCGTTTATCGACAAGGCGGAGGATATGATCCCTGTGGTTCGGGACGCCTATGCCCTGCTGGGACAGACGGCGGCAGACGCCCTGGGGATCGATCTTGCCCCCGTTTCCCGCCATGTCAACGGGGCGGGGAACGTGGAGGCATTCGCCTCCGGCACGGACAACGCCCCTCCGGGCTGGGCCTGGGTGGGCGAAGAAGGCCCGGAGCTGATCCGGATGCGGGGCGGCGAGACGGTGCTGCCCGCCGCCGTATCCCGGGACTTCGCCGCGCTGAGCGCCTACGGAGAGGCGGCGCCCGCTGTGGCGGCCGTATCCTCCCCGGCGGGCGGCGGGAGCGGCGCGCCCATCACGGTAGAGCTCCATTTTCACGTCGAGGGCGGCGCACCGGCGGAGACGGTGGAGGCGCTGCACAGCTACGTGGACAGCGGCAGCTTCGAGGAGCGGGTCATGGATGTGGTGGCCCGGGCTTCGGCGGATGCAAGAAGGGGGTACTGGGACTGATGGCCAAGACCTATACAACAGTCCAGGGGGATATGTGGGACTCCATCGCATACACCCAAATGGGCAGCACAGACTATACGGACCGGCTTTTGAACCTCAACCGGCAGTACCGGATGTATTATACCTTCCCCGCCGGCATCGTCCTGATCCTGCCTGAGCCGGAGAAAAACATCCTGGATACCCTGCCGCCGTGGAAGAGAGGCGTTAAATGAACCATGCAGACCTTTCCCGCCGCACGGAGGTGGAGATCGTCTTCGACGGCGCGGACATCACCAACTCCATCAAGCCCTACCTCCTGAGCGTCACCTACACGGACAATGAGGAGGGGGAGACGGACGACCTGCAGGTCAAGGTCCAGGACCGGGATGGCGAGTGGCTCCAGAGCTGGCTGGACCGGGCCATCGCGGCGGCGGCGGGAGCAAAGCTGACATTCAGTGCCGCCTTCACCCAGAAAAACTGGGGGAACGACGCTACCCTCCCCACCGGGGACTTCGAGCTGGACGGCGTGAGCTATGATGATCCACCCGCTACCGCCGCCGTCAAGGGGACCAGCCTCCCCTTCAGCGCTCCCATCCGGCAGACCAAGAAGTCCAAGGCATGGGAAAACTACGCGCTCTCCGGCATTGCGGGAGAGATCGCCGGAGCCAACGGCCTGCGCTGCCTGTTCGAGTCGGCCAATGATCCGTTTTATGAGCGGGTGGAGCAGCGCAAGACCAGCGACAGCGCGTTTCTGGCCAAGCTGTGCAAGGATGCGGGGATCTCCCTCAAGGCCACGGACGGCGCCCTCGTCCTGTTCGACCAGGCGGCATATGAGGCCAAGCCGCCGGTCCGCACCATCCGGAAGGGCGCCAAGGGCGGCTATACCAAGGTCTCCCTCAGCACCGGAGCGGCGGACCACCAGTACGGCTCCTGCCGGGTCAGCTATGTGGACCCCGGCAGCGGCAAGTGCATCGAGGGGACCTACTCCGCAAACGAGGAGGAGACCGGGCAGTGCCTGGAGATCTCCGCCAAGGTATCGGATGAGGGGGAGGCCAAGGCCCTGGCGGAGAAGCGGCTGCGGCTGCACAACAGGCTCACCCGCTTTGCCTCCTTCTCCTTCCGCGGCGATCCTGCCCTGGTGGCAAGCGTTACCGTACAGCTGGAGGGCTGGGGCGGCTGGGACGGCAAGTACATCATCAAACGGGCGGTCCACACGGTCGATACCAGCGGGTACACCACCAAGATCAAAGCGCGCAGATGTCTGGAGGGATATTGATGACAGGCGAGGAGAAGCGGGAAAATCTATTCAGCGAGGTGCTCGGCGGTCTGGTGCGCATCGGCACCGTGACGGACCGGCGCATGGAGGAGCGGCGGGTACGGGTCTGGTTCGAGGACGACGGGATGTCCTCCGGATGGCTCCCGGTCATCATCAGTCAGGATGTCACGCCGGAGCACGACTACGACGATCCCCAGTGGACGGAGTTCGAGACCGAATGTCGGGAGCCCCGCGCCGGGGAGAAGGAGTATGCGGACCATAAGCATAAGATCGTCCGCAAGCCGTACATGCCCAAGGTGGGCGACGAGGTGCTGGCGGTCTATCTGCCGGTGTTCAACGCGGACGGGTTCGTGATCGGAGGCATAAAACGATGGCGGTGATCGGCTACCTGGGGACCAGCGCGGAGGAGGGAATCATTTTTGAGGCGTCAGCCAATAAAACGGAGACCCCCGACAACATGGTCTGGTCGGGCTCCTCGCGTTTCGCAGTACACCAGCGGCACGGGACACATGCTATCACGGAGTTTACCGGCATGGACCCGGACAGGATATCCTTTGACATCACCTTTTTTGCGGAGGTGGGCGTGGACCCGATGAAGGAGGCTGTGAAGCTGTGGAAGTATCTGCGGGAGGGAACGGCGCTCCAGCTTCTGCTGGGTGAACACGCCTACGGGAAATACCGCTGGACCATCAAGGACCTGAAGATCAAGGCAGCGTATTTTGACATTCATGGAGATCAGTATTGTACCACGGTATCCGTCAATCTGCTGGAGTATCTGAACAGATCTTTCTGAGGAGGGGCCCATGAGCTACTATGTGCGGGCAACGGACCTGACCAACATCCGCTTCAACGACATGGACCCGGTCTCGTCCGTGCTCCAAAACATCGCGGTGCTGCTGTCCACGATCAAGGGCACTGTGCCGCAGTACCGGGACTTTGGGCTCACCGCCACCTTTCTGGACAAGCCCATGCCCATAGCAAAGATGATGATGATCGCCGAAGTCCGGGAGGCTATCGAGAAGTGGGAGCCCCGGGCCCGGTACGTCAGCATCGACTTTTCAGAGGATATCACGCGGCCCGGGACCCTGTGGCCTGCGGTGGAGGTGGAGATCATTGGAGACTAAGGAGATCAAGAGGGAGCCTGCATACCAGTTTGTATCGACCGATACCAACCAGATCATTTCTGACCTGATCGCTGGATACGAGCTCCTTGTGAAAAACACCGTGCGGCCCGCTAGTCCGGAGATGCAGTTCATCCGCTGGGTGGCCGATGTCATCATCCATGAGCGGATGCTCAACAACTGGAGCGCCAACCAGAACATCCCCAGCCGGGCGGACGGGGAGAACCTGGACGCCCTGGCGGAGCTGACCTACATCCAGCGCCGCCCGGGGGAGAAGCCGGCAGGCTGTACCATGCGCTTTTCCATCTCCCAGC